ATCGCAAGTGGGGCGAGGGCTGCCATCACGCCGGCTGGTCCCAGGTGCGCAACCAGCTCCTGTGCGACGAGGCGGTCCGGCCGAGAATCGAGAGGTACCTGTAAGAGAAATGGGACTTACACAGATTTCTTGACAAACCCCCGGGTGGGCCTTCGTTTGCTCAAAAACGTTTTCCCGAATCGTACATATTTTGATTTTTCCACCAAAATGGACGGTCCGGTTTGCAGGAAATGCCAAAATGGCTCGATTTGCCTGTTTTTTATTCAAATCGACTACCGTTTTATGCATTTATGTTGCCTCTGAAGCGGGCGGTCCCGTCCCCCGTGCCCAAAGCCACCGACTGCCGGACGTCCTGGGTCTGAGGCTTAGCATCGAACGTATGATGAATGTGGAACATCTCGCTGCCAGCACGTTACCGGTGGCTTGAACAAGAAGGACGAGGCAATGCAGGCAGCTCGTTATAAACTGGGCCTACTGGCGGGCAAAAAACGCTTCACGCACATGCCCGAGCAGCTCGACGACGAAACGTACGGCACGATTTCCGGCGCGTTTGGCAAGGATGCTCAGGAGGCCTGCTATGTTGTCCGGTTTGTCGGACGATCGCAGGTCGAGATTTTGGGCTATGTCAACATGTCCGGCGAAGTGTACCGCACGTGTGCTCCGGTGAAGGATGCGGCGCTTCCGGATGTTCCCGATCTGGTGATTCGCAAGAGCCCCGATGCAGAGTCGGGATCGATTAGCGTGCTTGATGAACATGGGCGCTTGCGTTGTATTTCGCACTTCAAGGGCGCTGTGGAGGGCACGATGCGCGAGAACGCCGACGAGCCCACCTGGAATTCGAAACGCAGTCTTCGCTACGGTGACTTCCTGGCGTCGCTTTATCTGCGCTACTGCGTCTTTGGCGCAGCGGGAACCGGTGCCATTTCCTCTGGAAGCCCGAATGCCGAACATGAACGTTTTGGTATCGAGATGCATGCGCTTGATGAGCCTGTCGAGCTGTTTTGCGGCTTTGCGTCCGCCTCGCTTCCGGACGCCATCGACGCATTGCTGTATCGCATCGAGAGCAACCAAAATCCCTGCGGTCTGGAGCTGTATGCAAAGCGCTTGATGAGCGAGGTGGATCTTCCCTGCTTGCGCACTTGCTCGGTTAAAACGACGCTTACGCTCGCGCGCATTGAGCGCACACGCAGCTTCTTTGTCAACTTCGATCGTTCGGGGTTGTCGCATCATGAAGTGGAGACAGTGCTTTCTGTTGAGACGGTTCTGAATCGCCTCTCTCGCATACTTGATCGCATGGGGGCGGGCATGGCGCCCACCTCCATGTCTCCAAGTGAAGAAGACTGCTCGAGGATCGACCGTCGCATCTTCGACGAGACGACGGGACAGGTCGCGCAGCTGTTGGAGCAGCTTTCGGAGCCAAATCCATGGGCGATGCCGGGAACGATCCAATGCGCGCCTGGGGGCGAATGGGATGTTCGCACGCGATTTGCGCGTCTTGCGGAGGGGATTAACGTCATCACGCGTCTCGACTATCGATTCGATGTCGATGTGTCTCGCGGCGCCATGCGCGTGCAGTTCATGCAGCCGCCCTGCGCCGCCATGCCCCGCTCGTTCTATGATGAGCTCGCGGGCGGGTGGGCCAAATACGATGAGGGCGAAATTCGAGAGCTGCGCGCGGAACTTCTATCGCGCGTGGTCCTTACGTTGGCGGCGGCCTGTTTTGCGGCAGGGCTCAATATCGAGCGCTGCCTTGTACAGGTCGATCCATTGTTCGAAGACGAGCGGCCCGAGGAGAGGCTCCCGATATGCATCTACGAGTTCACGCGCTCGGCATATATGGCCAAGTGGCGTGAAGTCGCCAAGCGGCTCGATGCCGGGTCGTTTGAGGGCGCTCCATGTCTAAAGGCGCTTGAAGACTCGATATATGCCGGTGAGGAGGTTTGGCCCGCGGTTGACCGACGTAAGGTGGCGCCGGCAAACGATATGCGCGTGCTGCCAGAATCGTTGCGGTCGCTGCTTTTGGCAGATACCGCTGCGGAGCTTGAGGTGATGGAGGACTCCGAAGACCCTCACGTCAAGCGGGTGGTGCAGCTCCGGGAGCTTGTGCATACCGATCCCGCTGCGGCGGCAAAGGGTTTTGCCAAGCTCGTCGATGAACTCGAGGCAACATGTGCGCTGGAAGAGCTTGCGGCAACGGGTCCGATTGAATCTCAATTCTGTGAGAATTACCTCGCGCGTTTGCTGCTTCCCCTCACGGAGGACGACGGCGACATTCGTGTTTTGCGCGTGCCGGATGCCCTTTACTTTGCCCAGTATGAGCTGTGCAATCTCTATACGCAGGCAGGCGATTTAGAAGCTTTGCTGCCGCAGGCGCGCAAGCTTTACGATATGGCGAAGTCCTCCATGCAAGCGCATTTTTCGCTCATCAACGTTCTTGCCCAGCTAGAGCGTTTTGATGAGGTTGTCGAGGTGGGAAAGCATGCGGCGCGCCTTGCGCATGATCGCGCCTCCATCGGCTACCTGTTCTATCGTATAGCGTTTGCCTATTGGAACTTGGGCGATAGACAGATGGCGCTTGCATGTTATCGGCTGATTCCGCGCGGCGAGGAGATTGAGCCTACGGCGCAGGAGGAAATGCGGGCGCTTATGGCCGAGATGGAAGTCTCGGAGCCGCCTTCGTTTGAAGATGCGGTTGCTACCGTCGAACGGGCGGGAATTGCCTTGCCGCCCACAGAGGAAGTTTCGAATTTCATTGCCGATTTGGCAGTTCTGCTGGTCGATAATGGCTTTTTCTTCTTGGGAACGCGCTGCGTCTATCAGATGTGGCATGCACGCGGCAGCGACGATTTAAGCGTGCTGAGCAGGTCTTTGCAGTAGATTGAGCATGGTGTCGCTGTGTATCTGCAGGGGAATTCTGAAGACTTGCATTTCTTTTCTTGTACTGTTGGGGCCGAGTAGGGTATGATATTACGGCTGTTACGGAGAGCTGACCGAGAGGCCGAAGGTGCTCGCCTGCTAAGCGAGTATGCCCCAAAAGGGCATCTGGGGTTCGAATCCCCAGCTCTCCGCCAGTCGAAATGATGCGTCCCCTGAGTTATCGCAGCTCAGGGGACGTTTTCTTTTTACTGTATCTTCCTGCCGCGCCCTGTAAAAATGGCAATTTTTGGCAAGAATGGCAAGAATTTGGCAATCGGTCCGGGCTGTCCGGGCGCATGGAAAGCGCCCCTCCTGGACGAGGCCGGGAGGGGCGAAAGGAGGAGGCGATTGTGCTGCGCGATTAGACCGTGTGGTTGCTCGCGAGGTGCAGCGCGTGGATGCAGCCGTCGGTATCCTTGCCGAGGATGCCGTCCTGCTCGATGCCGAAGCCGGCCTGGATGCGCTTGACCATGGCGTCGTGCGCGGCCTTGGACCTGATGCCCCAGATGCCGTCCGGCGTGGTGCCGATGACCTTCTGGGTGTACTTGATCCCGTAAGGGAACTGCGTGCCGTGGTACATGCTGGCCATCTGCACCGCGCCCACGCGCGCGCCCGTGTCCGGCCCCCAGATGTTGTCCGCCGTCGCGCCGACGATTCGCTGGAGCCATCGGCAGTCGGCGTGCTTGGGGGACGGGCCGCCGGACGGCGCGCTGGGCTTGGCCGCCGGGGCGCTGCCGCCCTTGGCCATGGCGTCGTACCACTCCTGGGCTCGGCGCATGTACGCGTCCTTCTGCGAGCCGGCGAGGGAGGCGGGGCAGGCGGTGGCGCTGAAGTGCGAGTGGGGGAAGACGTTCTTTCCCCACTGGGGGCGGCCGAGGCCGTAGGCGAGGCAGAGCGCCGCCACGAGGTGCGCGCCGGACTCGAGGCACTTGTCCGAGATACGCCACGGGCTGGAGCTGATGTCGGCGTGCTCGATGTTGATGCTTCGGCAGTTGGCGTCGAAGTCGCCGAGCGCCCAAGCCGTGTCGCAGTCATGGACGAGTTGTCCGATGATGCCGTCGCTCTGCACCTGGTAGTGGGCCGAGGCCTGGCGGGTCTGCCAGACGTTCCAACAGCCCTGCACGGTCAGGTTGCCGGCGTTGTGGTGGATTCCGATGTACTGGATCTTGCGACCTCGTCGGCCCGGCGTGTAGTGCTTGGAAAGCCACTTGTTGACGTCGGCGTGAAGGTTTTTGAAGTCCATGCTAGTCCTCCTCTCCCTTGCATCCATCCAGGTGCCCGAGCGTCTCCTCGCTCAGGCTCTCGCCGGTCTCGTCGACCGGCAGCGTCTTCTCTTCGCTCATCTATTCCTCCTTCGTGGTCGATGCGAGCGGGCTCTTGCCGCCCGCCACCTCCGGCAGTCCCGCCACGGAGGTGAGCAGGCTCACCACTGCGGCGACGCCGGACACGCTCGCGATCTGCAGCCAGTCGAGGTCGGTGAAGCCGACCGCGCCGGTGCCGATGAGCGAGACGGCCGTCTGCGCCGCCGTCTTCACCGCTCGCGTGAGGGCCGCGACGGCCCAGTCCCTGTACTCGTCCATGTGAAAGCTTCCTTTCCTTAATCGGTCCCGCCCGTGCGGAACCGTGCGTCACAGTTGTCCTCGACCCGCTCCACCCGCGCCGCCAGCGCATGCACCTGCTGCTCGACGCGGGTCAGCCGCTCTGAGTGGTCGTCGAGCTTCCTGCTCATCTCGCGCACCGCGTCGCGGGTGTCGCTGCACGTCTCCCAGATGCGGTCGAGTCGTTCGCTCATGCGCGTCTTGTCGCTCACCTGATCCCTCATGGCCGTGAGCCGCCCGAAAAGGAAGGTGGCCACAGCGATGGAGACGCTTACCGCGGCCGTGATCTCGCCAGGTGTCATACCGTACACGCCCTCACCTTCCCGTCAGGCCCGTACGCGCTCGGCACGCACCTGCGGCCCGCGCCAGCCGAGTCGTACGCGGTCACCGCACCGACCCTCGCCGCGCCGGTCCCGTCGTACACGATCACTGGCGGGCAGACGCGCACCGTCACGGTCGCGCACGCCTCCGGGTAGGTCCCGTACCACTCGTGCACGCTCTTGACTGTGATGTCGAGGTCGCCGCCGATCGGCGCGTAGTCGCTCGGGACGATCGAGAAGGTCTCGCTGCGGTTGTTCGTGTGGTCGGTCGCGCTTTTTATGGCGAGCTTGCCGCCGCACCAGATCTCGAAGTGGTCCATCTGCGCCTTGCTGGCGCCAAGCGAGTCCGTGACCGTCAGCGACACGGGCTCTCCAAACAAAACTACGTCCTTGTCCGCCACGGCGCTCACTGAATGGACCGGGGAGGTCATGCGCGGGATCGTCACGGAGGCGTCGAGCCTGCCGTAATACTTCACCGGGTTGGAGTCGCTGTACCGGCACCACACGGCGAGCGTCGTGTCCTTCCCCCAGGCGCGCGGAACGGTCACGGTGCGCTTGAGGCCCCCGCTCGGGACCTTGTTGGTCGTCGACCATCTCGGGTGCGTCTTGCTCTCGCCCTCGACGCCGGATGCGCCGAGCACGGTGCCGTTACCGACCCACAGGTCGAATCCCCACGAGTCCACGATGTCCGACCACGAGTAGCCGGTGAGGCTCACCGTGGCCTGCATGTCGTTGACGTTCGTCACGGTGGCATCCAGGCTGCACACGGTCCTTCCCGTGCGCTGGCACACCCCGCCTTCCCAATAAGCCATGGCGCACCCCCCTAGAGCATCTTGACGTAGACCGAGCCGGGAGCGCCCGTCTCCGGCGCGTCGGCCTCGCCGATGGTCACGCCGAGCGCGGCGAGCGCTTCCGCCGCCGTGGCCGCCCCGGTGCCGCCGTTGGAGATTGGCAGCACCCCGCTCGTAATGTCGGACGCGTCGTGCTTGTGGCCAAGGGCTGCGAAAGCCGCCTTGAGCTTCACCCAGAGGTACGTAAGGCCCGTGCCCGTCAGCACCTTGTTGTTCGTGACGGTGCCGCCGCCCGCCACTGTGTCTATGTCATCCGTGGTGAGCGGTTCCATGGCCGCGTCCGTGGTTCCCACGCGCTCCCACGAGCCTTCCATCCACACCCACTCGTAGTAGCGGTTCTCGTCGCCGCTAAGACCAGTCGGCACCGCGTACATCTTGCCGTTCGCGCCCGTGATGGTCGGCTCGCGCGTGGCCGGGTCGTACTGGCCGTCCGTCAATTTAACGATGATAAGACCCTGCGCGGCCTGGTTGTTCAACGCCTGGTCGGCGTTGTTCTTCGCCTGGTCGGTCTCGCGCTGGCTCTCGGCGGCGATGCGGGCGGTCTCCGCTGTGGCGCGCTTCGTCTCGGCCTGCACGCGCTCGCTTTCCTGAGCCTTGCGCTCGGCCTCGGCCTGGCCGTCCGCGCCCGCGATGCCGTAGACCACGCCGTCCACCACGACGGCGTAGACCTGGCCCGCGACGTCCTTTAAGAATTTAGCTGGGTTTGTTGCCATGTGTCACTCCTATGCCAAGATGCCGTCAACGACAGATTCCGCGCCGACCGTGACCACGCGCACGCGGTCCCCGGCCGACGCCCCCGAGCAGTGCGCCATCATGGGCAGGCCGTCGAGCCTCGCCCCTCCTACGCGCACGTCCATCGTCCTCTCGCCGACGGCCAGCACGTCGCCGTACCGGACCGTCGGGACGGGCACGGCGGGCCGCGCGGAGCCGTCGTAGATCATGTCGCCGACGGCCAGCAGCGTCGTGTTCACATCCATCTATCTCGCCGCCCTCTCGAATCTCCTGAGCTCTGCGCGGACCATGCAGCCCGCCCCGAGGCTCAGCTCCTGCGTGCGCACGGCGAACCTGCCGCCTATGCCGCGATATGCGAACGTGACCGCGTCGTAGCACGCCACGTGCGGGGCGTACACGTGCGAGACGGTCACGCGCCTGGTGACGGACGCCTGCTCAGCCAGCAGCCTCGCGGCCTCGGCGTCGGCCTCGTCCTGCGTCACCTCGTCGCTGTACCTGTACTCCTTGACGCGCCTGCGCCCTATGGCTGCGGTGGAGTACGGGCTGCCCGGGTCGTCGTCGACGGCAACGCCGATGACGGTCGCCTCGGGCGTCTCGTAGACCGCGCGCACGACGTTCGCCACGCCGCTGGCGTCGCGCTCGTCCACGCACTCGTCCAGGAACCTCGCGTCGGCGCCCTCGCGCCACTCGGCGGCGAGGGGCCTGGCCTCCGGCTCCGCGTACCTGCGCATGAGCACGGTTCCCATCGGGTCGGTGACGGCCGATGCGAAGCCGGCGATGCCGAGCAGGGCGTTGACGGCGCGGAGCTTGCTGCCGCCCTCGCCGTCGCTCGTCTCGGACAGGCCGAACGTCCACGCGGTGGAGAGCCTGTAGGCGCTCGCGTCTGCCGACACGGCCAGCCCGCACGCTCGGCATATCGCCGCAGCCTCCGCAACGGGGTCTGACCCCGCGGGAAGTGAGAACGGCGCGTCGAACGCATCCTCGGCCAGCTCGGACAGCCTGCCCTGCATCGACACGCTGGCGCGGTCAACCTCGCTCGACACGTCGCGCTTGGGCACGCTCGGGACGAAGGTGCCCAATGCCACGCGCTCAACCTCGCCGCCGAAGTCGGCGTCCAGGTAGACGCGAACGAGGTCGGCGCCCACGTCGAGGCCGCCCTCGCACGTCGCCGAAGCGCTCTCGTATACGTCGGTGTCGAGGTTGCGGGAGATGGAGCCGCCGCCCTCGAATCCCTCCAGCTCGGAGACCTCGGCGCCAGTGGCGCGGTCAACGCGCATGAAGCGGTACGAGGCGTCGAACTCCGCCAGCCAATCAGCCATTCGCGGCCTCCATCCACCTGACCTCCTCGGCGTCGATGGACACCGAGTGGAGGTCCCTCACGGTCATCGACGTGCCGACAGACACCCTCGCGCGGAGCCTGCGGCCCATCGGGTCGCGCAGCCACGCCACGGCGTGCTCGCGGAACATCGACTCGACCTCCGTGACCTCGGACGCGCTGAGCAGCTTGAAGCCGAGCGACATCTTTGAGCTGACGCCGCCGTCGCCGTAGAACATCGGCAGCCCGCCGCCCGCGAAGCGTAGCAGCTCGCCCGTGCGGGACACGTCCACGCTGGACGACGGGGACAGCTCGAACAGCCGCCCGCCCTGCGCCGCCGGGCCGAAGTTGACGGCCCAGCACCGGCTCTCGACCCTCATGGGGACGGTGAGCGTGGAGACGGCGCCCGACTGGGCGCGGGCAACGACGAGGTAGCTGTAGTCGGTGTTGATGGGCGGCAGCGGGTCGATGCACGACTCGCCGTCGGCCATGCCGTCGGCGACCACCCACTGGGAGCCGTCGGGCATGACGCGCACCACGTCCACGCTCTCGGTGGCTGCGGTGTCGCCTATCTCGGCCGCGCCGTCTACCACCTCCGCGCCCGCGCTGATGGGGATCGCGTCATCCTCCACCTCGTACTCGGGCGAGACGAGGCCCGTGCCGACCACGCTCCACCCGTCGCCGCCGAAGCGCACGGTGACGGACACCGACAGCAGACCGCCCACGACCGCCTCGGCGGCCGGGACGGCAGGGGCTGCGTACTCCACGGAGCAGGTGCGCTCTGCGGTCGTGCGGAGCGTCGAGGTGCCCACGACCTCGAGCGCGACGGTCATGACCTCCCCGCTCGCCGGGAAGAGGCTGTCGCGCCCGATGGAGAGCGACCTGGCGCCTGCGGGCAGCTGGGCGCTGTACGACGCCGCGCCCGCCGTGACGCGCACCGTGGTGGAGGCGTCGGGGGTCTCGGGCGAGACCTGCCACTCGATGGAGAACGGCAGCTCGGACATCACGTCGTCGTCCGACGCGGGGCGCGTGATGACGACCTGCGGAGGGACGGCGGTGGCGCAGAGCGCCGGTGCGGACCACGCGCCCCAGTCCTCGTGCACGCCCTTGGTGCGGACGCGCACGGACCACGAGTGCGGAGTCCCGTCATCCGGGATGACGGCAGACGCCGCCGCGCCCTCCACGCCCAGCACGGCCTCGGTGCCGCCGTCGACCGTGTAGCCGACCTGCGCGGCCTCCTGCGCGGAGCCGTCGGGGTGGTTGGGCGTCCACGACACTCCCACTCCGCCGCCGACGGGCATGACCGCCGCCGCGAGCGCGACCTTGGGCGCAAGCGGGGGCGTGATGGCCGCTATCTGGTCGGATGCCGCCCATGCGCTCGCGAGCGCGCCGCGCATCGACTGCACGCGGTAGGAGACCATGCCGGCCGCGCCCGCGTCATCGTAGGGGAATGACGCAACCTCGGAGACCTTCACCCACTCCGCGCCGTCCACGCTCCGCTCGATGGCATACGAGGTGGCGGTGTTGACGTTGGTCACGTCGGCGTCCACGCGCACGGTGCCGGCAGAGACGAGCGAGGCCGCGACCGACCTCGGCGCTGCGGGTGTGTTGTACACCGTGCCCGCCGTCACGTAATCGCTGTACTTGGTGTTCGCCGCGCGGAGCCTGTAGGCGTACGAATGGTTCGCGCTCACGCCGTTGTCGATGTAGTTGGTGACGTCCCAATTCAGGGCGGCGATCTGCGAGTATCCGCCGCCATCCGTGGAGCGCTCGACGTAGACCTTGTGCCAGTGACGGCCGGAGGCGTTGTCGTAGTTGCTCCCCCACGTGACCTTTGCCTGGGTGTCCGAGACGCGGGCAACTGCGGGGTTCTTGGGCGGATAGGGCTGGTTGTACTCGCTCGCGGGAGTCCACGCCGTGGCGTAGACGGGGTTGCCCGTGTTGGTGCCGTTGCTCGACCAGCTGAGGTCTGCCGACACGTGGCAGCTGAAGCTCCTGGCGTCGTAGGACGTGCCGACGGAGTAGTAGTCGCTGAAATCGTAGCTGCCGCCCCTGGTGCCGATGCTGGCGGTGTGGCCGCGCGAGCCGTAGCCGCTCACGCCAGTCTCGACGTGGAAGCCGTTGGCGTTGTAGGAATTCCGTCCGAGCTTCACGCGGCCGTTGACGCGGAAGCCCGTCGCGGATACCTCTGTGATCCAGATGGAAAGGTCGTGATCGTAGGAGGACACTACCTCATCCCCTTCCTGGCCTTGACGCGCTCTGCGACCGCCATGAGCGCTGACGCGAGGCGCTCGTCGTCCGCGACCTGCGCGCCGTCGATGTAGAAGGTGTAGGACGGGCCTGCCGCGACTGCGCGCGGGCTGGCCGTGATGCCGGGCGCCGCCATGGACGTGACGCCCGACAGGCGGGACATCCCCGCCTCGAAGTCGCCGACGGCGCCCGGTACGGCCCGCGCGAAGCCCTCGCCGAGCGCCTCGGCGATGGAGATGCCCGAGTAGAGCACCCAGCCGTGGCCCGAGAACGGCCCCTCCTTGGCGGGGGAGAACGGGAACAGGTCGCGGATGCCCTTGAGCGCACCCGAGATCGTGGACGTGACGGAGCCGATGGCCCCCATGATGCCGTCCTTGAGGCCGTTCAGGATGGACTTGCCGGACTCGACCAGCCAGGAACCGGCCCCCGCGAAGAAGCCGAGAATCTTGTCCTTGATGCCCGTCACCGTGTTGTAGACAGCGCTCACGCCATCCGAGGCCGCGCTCTTGATGCCGTTCCAGATGTCGCTGAAGAACGACTTGACGGAGTTCCACGCGCTGTCCCATGCCGATTTAATCGAGCTCGTGACGCTCGAGATGGTCGAGGAGACGGCGTTGATGGCGCCGGAGACCAGCGACTTGATTCCGTTCCAGATGTCGGAGGCGAGCTGCTTGATGCCGTTCCAGACCCCGCTCCAGTCGCCGCTGATCGCGGCCATGACGATGTTGATGACGTCCTGGATGACGGTCATGGCGGTGCTGATGGCGGTACTTATCAGCGGCCAGACGGCGTCGATGACCGCCTTGATCGCCGGCCAGACGGCGTTCCACACGGCCTGGATGACCCCGAGCGCCAAGGTTATCGCCAGCTGGATGGCGTTCATCACCGTGGTCACCACCTGCTGGATCAGAGGCATGTTCGCGTTGATAAAGGACAGGAGCTGCGTGATGATGGGCATGACGAATGACGCGATCTGGGTGCACACGCCGAGGACGGCGGTCATGATGGCGGCGATGATGGGCGCCACGCCGCCCAGAATCCCGGCCAGCTGCTGGATTATGGGGAGCAGCATCGGCCCCACCGTGGAGGCGAAGTTGCCCAGCGCCTGCGCCACGGGCGCGAAGGCCGGGGCGAGCGTCCCGGTCACGAAGTCTACGATTGACTGGAAGGCGCCGAGAATCTGCGAGGCGTCCACGCTGGGTAGCTGGATGCCAACGGAGGAAAGCGCCTGCGCGGCGATGTTCCAAGCCGCAGCAAGGGCCTCGGACACGATGGGCGCGAGGATGCTTGCAAGCCCGGAGAGGGCCGCTGGGAAGGCCGCGATGATGTTCGCGCCGATTGTCGCCACGCGCGGGGCCACGTTGGTCGCCACGGCTCCGATTGACTCCAGGAGCTGCGTGGTTACCTTCGAGAAGTCCACGTCGTCGCGGCCCAGGGCGGTGAGGAAGTTCCCCCACGCGGCCTTTGCCATGCCGATGGAGCCGGAGATGGTAGAGGCCGCCTCCTTGGCGGTGGTGCCTGCGATACCCTGCGCCTGCTGCACGCGGGCGATGGCCTCCACCACGTCGGCGTAGGAGTCGATGGTGAGGTCGGAGCCATCGCGCATCACGCCGGGGAGCTTGTTGGCGTCCGCGATGAGGCGCTGCATCTCGGACTGCGTTCCGCCGTAGCCCAACTTCAAGTTGTCCAACATGGTGTAATTCTGCTTGGCAAAACCCTGGAAGGCGTTCTGCACGTCCCCCATGTTGGAGCCGAATACGTTCACGTTGTCGCTCATGGTCGTCATGGCGAGGTTGGCGTAATCGGCCGCCTTCTCGGTGTCCCCGCCGAGGGACTGGATCAGGCTCGAGGAGAAGCTCGTGGCCTGCTCCATGTACTGGTTCGCGCTTAGGCCGCTTGTGCGGTAGGCCTCCGCCGCGTAGGACTGGAGCTTACCGGACGCGCTGCCGAAGAGCTTGTCGACGCCGCCAACAAGTTGCTCGTAGTCGGCATAGTTGCCCAGCACCGCGCCCGTTACAGCTGTTACCGCCGCGACCACCGCCGCAGCGCCGACACCCGCCGCCTTGGCTGCGGTTGCCAGCGCGTCGGTCACGTGGCCTGCTGCATTGGAGATTCCCTCCTTCAGTCTCGAAGCCGCCTCGGTACCGGCCTGCCCCAAGGCCGATGCCATGGGCGCGAGGGCGGCCTTGGCGGTGGAGGCTATAGGGGAAAGGATGGTGCCCACGGTGGATGCCATGGACTTCAACGGTGCGGGGATCATCGACGCCGCCGTCGTCATGACGGTGCTGCCGATGCTTCCCACATTGGAGAGGCCAGCCTTCACCGCAGACCCCACCCCGGAGAGCTTGGAGGAAATGCCCTCCTTGATTCCGGCGAAGGCGCTCTTGATGCCGTTCGATGCGCTGGTGGCGTAGCCCGTCAGGGTCTGCCACGCTCCGCTCTGCGTTATCGCGGCCTTGAGCCTCGCCCCCGACTCCTCGAAGGCGAGGCCCATGTAGCCCGCTTGGTCTTTGGCCGTTGCCGCGAGGTTAGAGAGGGAACTCTTCGACTTGGAGGTACCCTTCTCGGTGCCGCTGGACAGGCCGTCGCCGAAGGTCTTGCCGGCGGAGCTGCCCGCGCTGCCGAAGTCCTTGCATATCGCCTTCGCGAAGCCATCCATGGACGGCATGATCGCCACGTATGCGGTTCCGACGTTAGCCAACTACCATGCCCTCCAATCCCAAGAGCCTCGTAATCTCTTCCTTGTCGCGCAGGGCGTTGTCCCTGTGCGCCCTCGCCTCCGCCAGCTCCCCGGGCATCTTCACCGGCTCGGGCGGCTTGGGAGGCCTCTTCTTGGTGTCTGCCATGCCCCAGACGAGCCCCGCCAGCTCGTTCTCGATCAATCGGAGCAGGTACGCCTCCACGCCCCACTCAAGCTCTGGACACTGCCTGCGGGCAGTCCTCGAATCGGCGGGGAGGTGCTTCCAGAGCAGTGCCATGCGCCTACAGTCCTGCGGCCCGCCCTCCAACGGGAGGGCGATGCCGTAGAACTGCTGGAAATCCGCTATTACTTCGCCTCTGTGGGCTTCGAGGTCTGAGGCGAAGCCGACGAGTTTTTTGCGTCCTCGCCAACCGCGTCGAGCGCAGCGGCCAGAAGGTCGTTCAGGCGGTCGACGCTGCCGCCAAGGCGCTCGATGTACTCCTCGTCGTTGCCCATGAACACGCGCTCCATCACGTCGAACGAGAGGGAGAAGTCCTCATCGGCGCGTGCCAGCTGCTTGGCGGTCTTGTAGCTCTTCAGCTCGTCCGCGTCGCAGACGAACTCGCCATCCACGCCGTCAACGGTGAAAGTGATTTCCTTCATGTCCCCTCCTAGGCGGCGTTGGTCTCGGTGGACTGGATGTAGTCGTAGCAGGTGTTGCCGTCCCCGTCGGTCAGGTACTTGGCCGTGAGGGCGCGGGCTGCAAGCTCTCCGACCGCGAGCGTCAAATCGTCCAGCTCCGAGCACTGGAACAGCGGCACGACCTTGCGCCACTTGCGGTTGTTCTTCAGGAGCAGGTCGAGGACGACGGTCCACGTGCCGTTCGAGTTGCCGTTGTGCTTTACCGTGATGACGCCCGCCTTGTCGGTCACGTTCTCGTCGCCGTACATGAGCTTGAGCGTCATGGCCTTGATCTCGGCGAGGGTCAGCTGAGCCGACTCCACGCGGGAGGTCTGCGGGCTGTCCATCAGGTCGCCGTTCATATCGACGAGGTACTCGGAATCGCTGTCGACCGTCTCGACGTAGCCGTCCTCAGAGATGAACCCGAGGCACTTGTAGGCGGTGGGCAGCGCCGTGCTGTAGTCGGTGGGGAGCGCGGTCCCCGTGGGGGCGACGAAGATGTAGCCCCCGCGCACGCCCTTGGTGCTGGAGACGTTGTCCGTGCTGTTCGACGTGTACTCTTTGTTGGTTCCTGCCATTTCCTTCTCCTTACTCGCAGATCGTCAGCTCTGCGTTCGTCTGGTATCTCTCCTGCCTCGAATCCGGGTCTGGCCATCGGTAGGTGCCGTCCGGGACGGCCCTGAAGACGTTCGGCTCCTCGGTCAGCCCGTAGATGGCGACCTCCACCAGCCCCGCGATCTCCGCCGCCCGCCTGCGGGTCTTGGCCCACGACTGGACGGCGAGCGAGCAGGTCTTCGGGTAAAGGCCGGTGCCGGTGCCCGTAAGCTCCACGGAGATGAACTCCTCCGGGCGCTTCTCGGGCACTTCGAGCACGGCCCTGATTCCGGTGGCATCCATAAGGCGCTTGGCCACCACGCGCTCAACGTCAATCATTGCTTCCTCGAATCGAGCGCCGACTTGAGGCGGTTGTGGATAAGCTCGCTGCTGTAGGCGTGCGGGGTGCCCGTGGCCACGCCGCAGTAGTTCGCACGCTTGCCGCGAGACTTGAAGACACGGTAGCCGGTGCCAAGCTCGCCGGTGCCCTTGGTGAAGGTCGCGTTGCATTCGGCGGCGATGGCCCTAGCCGGTGCCTCGCACAGCGCCTGGACCGCGCCGCTGTCCATGATCTCGACGTATGCGGCCTTGTTGGACTTGTAGTCCTTCAGCCTCACGCTGCACTTAGCCATCGGTGCGGGTCACCTCCACGGTTAGATTCCATGTGCCCGGCGTGTTCGCCTCGGTGTAGCGCTGCGGGTCTCCCACCACGCGGAAGCGCTCCCCGCGCACCTCCACCGCGCAGCCCTTCAGCTCGCCGGCGTAGGTCTTCGGGAAGCACAGCGTGTAGGCGACCGTCACGCCTTCCGGGCGCGATGCGTCCAGGTCTGCGGTCGCGCCGGGGGCGACGACCACGCTCTCGACCTCTTCGCGGGCGTCCTCCCCGTAGGTCGGCTCGCCCAGCTCGTCCAGAACCCGCCCCGTGCGTATCACGGTCACGGCTTCGCCCTGAATCAGGTTCATTCCGTCACCTCGCCGCGCTCGATTGGGGTGAGGACGCGCATGCGCTGCACATCGAGGCCGAGGCGCTTCAGGTCCGACTTACCGAGGTACATCTCGCCGAGGGCCGAGCCGTAGGAGACGGAGGCGGTGTAGCCTCCGGCCCCCTGGCTGTACTGGGTCGCCCCGAGCATCGCGGCTGGCGCGGCAAGCACGCGGTTCACCACCATGCAGCACACGGCGCAAGCGCTGCGGTCGAACGCCGCGTGCGCGCCCTCGGCATAGTCCTCGCCCCAGAAGCCCTCATAGGCAGAGAGCAGCAGGGCGGAGGCATCATCGAGCAGCGCCGTGGCGCGCCCCGAGTCCGCAGGCTCGCCGTAGCGGGCCGTGTAGTCCTCGATGGTGGCGAACGCGGTCATTACTCCGCCCCCTCCTCGGCAAGCCCAGCGGCCACCAGCGCGTCAACGAGCGCGTTGTAGGCGGCCTGGAGCTGCGCCGTGGTCGGCTTGCCCTCCACCTTCGGCAGGGCGCCGAGCAGGGTGCCGTCCCCGCCGCCCACAGAGACGGTGGAGACGGCCTGCCCGGCAGGCGCCTTGCCCTTGGTGATGGTCACGCACTTCATGGCCGCCCCCTACGCCGCGACCGCAGCGGGCGTGATGATGCCAGCCGGGTAGCGCTTGGTCTTGTTGGACTGGAGCGCGGTGACGGGGTTGGCGATCTGGAAGCCGGCGCGGAACACGCAGCGGAGCGCCACGCAATCCTGCTGCGCGAGGTTCAGTACCACCTTGCCGGTATCGTCGGTGATTACTGCCTGGTCGAGCAGCTTGAAGGTGATGTCCTTGCGGATGCCCACCACGAAGTTCGACCAATCGGCGAGGAGCATCACCGCCACGGACTCGTCCCAAGCGCCGTTGCTCACCTCGTTCAGCGGGTAGCCGTAGAGGTTGCCGGAGCCGGGGGTCTGCAGGTCGGGCGAGTAGACGGGGCGACCGTTTGAGTCGCGGAGCGCGGTGAGCTGCCAGTTGAGGCCGGGCTGGGCCGCGAAGCCGTTGACATTGAAGCCCTGCTTGGCCATCTTCTCCGCGAGGCTCGCCACGTCAACGCCGAGGTCTGCGCCGGTGCCCTGAGCAACGTAGTTGCCCTGCGCCTTGGCGGTGACGGCGATGCCGTCGGGGAAGGAGCTGGGCTTGTCGGTGCCGAAGAGGCACGACTGGTCGAACTTCAGGCCGACAGCTGCGGCGAGGCGCGGGCGAATCTCGCCCCAGAGGTCGATGCTTGTGTCCTCGATGATCGCCTCGGGGATGGGCGCGATGGCCGCGATCTCCTCGGCGGTGATGGACAGGCCGGCCCACTTCTGCTTGGTGGTCTGCTTCAGGCCGGTGTCGCCGCCGACCCAGTAGGCGATGGGCAGGGAGTCGAGCACGGGCTGGGTGCGCGTGCGGGTGCTCATCTGAATCTGGCGGGCGCGGGTGAGCATGACGCTGGACTTGGCCGCGTCCTGGATCACCTCGGCGGCGTACTCGGTGGGCAGGAGGCCACCGGTGCTGAGGTCATCAGCGGTAATCATCTGGTTGGTTACGGATGCCATTTCTTCTCCTATCTACGGTGCTTCATGAACTCTTCGCGGATGAAGTCGCGCTTCGGCGCGCTTCCCGGCGCGAACGTCCCCGGTTTGTCCACAGTTGCTGCGGGCTTGGTCTTGAAGGCTTTGAGCAGCTTGTCCGCCCATGCCTCCATCTCTTCCTCGGTTTCGCCGACCAAGAGGTCGGCATCGACGCCCTTCTTATGCGCGACCTTGGCCTTGAGCTTGGCCAGCTCCTCGGCCCTCTCCTTCTCGCTCAGCTTGGATTCGAGGTCGGCGATGCGCTCCTCGGCGGTCTTCTCCGCCTTGGCGCTCGCGGCCTTGTTGGCCTTCGAACGGCCCTCCCACTTGCGCGATTCGGCGATGGCCTTCTCCTTGGCCTCCTTCTCCGCCTCGTAGAGCGCCTTGTAGTCGGGTTCTGCGGTGCCCTGCGGCTCTCCGCCCTCTACCTGCTGCGCCCCGCCCTCGGCGGTCTGCCCGTCTGCCATGTCGCTGCTCCTTCCCGCGCCGTGCGGCGCGCCCCAAGGCCGTGCGGCCATTCCGGGGTCTGTGTGTATGTGTGCCGTGCGGCACGTCGTGAAGGAGTGTCCTATGCGCGTGAGATTTCGGGTTTTCGGCATGAAAAAAGCCGCCCTTTCGGGCGGCTCGGAAACCGTTCTATGGAATGCCTCTAGCGGGCCGCTTCGAGCACTGCGTATGCGTCCTCGTACTTGCCCCGCCTCAGCTTGTCGGCGAAGGTGATGCGCCCGTGGATGCGGCTCAAGTCCATGTTGTCGCGCAAGTCGGCCATCTTCACCGCGCGGGCGTCCGGGTCTTCGGCGACCTCGCGGATGTACGCCATGTACTCGTCGTACCTGAGGCCCCTGCCGTGGGTCAGCGCCTTGACGACTCTCACGACATCGGAACCCACCCCGGCAGCGAGCAGGTCCGCCTCCGTCGCGTCGGTGTCCTCCAAAACGTCGTGCAGGAGCGCCGCGCACCTCCGAAGCTCGGTGTCGCAGCGCAGGGCAACCCTCATGGGGTGCTCAATGTAGGGCGCTCCGCCCTTGTCCACCTGCCCCGCGTGCGCCTCACTTGCCAACGACAGGCACAGTTCGATTCTCGATTGCATCAATGGCCTCCGATTCGGGCACCTCGTCCCACCAGCCGTTGCCGAGCTTGACTTTCCCCACCAGCTCAACGTCGTAGACCCAATCCTCGGCAATCCAGTCCCACCGGTACATCAGGTGCCGCTCGTCCTCGCGGGCGACTGCCAACCTGCTCTCTTCAAGGTAATACCTCATAGCCTGACCTTCTCGATGCCGGGAGGGATGGCGATGCCGCTTGCGTTGCTGGCCATCGTATCGGCCAGCTCGTCAAATCGCGCCTTACCATCCTCCGTGGACGTGTCGAGGACGCGCTGCTCCTCGTAGAGCCGGTGGTTCATTTCCTTTACCTCAAGACTCTCGGCTGTATGGAACTGAAGCTCGAACTCGTAACCGTCCGGGGTCTTTACCTTGGTGTTGACGCCCCGGTAGGGCGCGGCCGCGTCGCCGAGGCTGTTCTTCACCTTGACCCAATCATACCCCAAGTCCTCCAGATGCTCCCGGATCTCAAAGAAATCCGATGCCAGCGTGTCTGTGTCGCACTGGTAGGTGTAGCGCAACACGTCCGTGATGGCGTCCGCTGCCTCGGAAAGCCTCAAGCCCTTGTCCGCCGAATCGCTCAGAATCTTGCGTGCAAGGGAGCCCTCACCCTTGAGCCGGAAGTTCAGCCCTTCGAGGTGCCGCGTGTCGGATTCGAGCGATTGCAGGGCCTTGGTTACGTCCGTCTCCTGCCTGACCGCCTTGGCGATGGAACGCGCCGCAATCTCCGTGGCGCTCTGCTGCCGCGCAGCCTCCTTCGCCGCCTCTATCGCCTTGGCCGTGGGCGCTGCCCCCGAAAGCGCCTGCTTCGCCGCCTTACGCGCCTCCTCGGTCAAGCCCATGCCGTCGAGGTCTTGGTACGCGCCCCACCTCGCAAGCCACTCGTCGGGGTCGTACCCCTCGACCTCCATGCCGTCGAAACCGGGAATGACCTTGCAGCGGCAGTTCTCGTGGTAGTGGTTCCCCTCGCCCGCCATCTTTGCTGATTTGTAATAGAACCCATTGGAGGCGAGCATCGCGCAGAAAGTGCAGGTCTCGCCGCCCATGGGCACGCGGGCGTATCGCAGCCCGTCGCGCTTCGCGTTGATTCTCATGGTCTGGTTGGCACGGCGCTGGACCTGGTCCTTCGCCTTCTTGCCGCACGCCTCGGCGAAGCCCTCCGAGTCCCCGGCGAGCCACTTGCGCAGCTGGTAGCGCACCTCCCGCTCGACGTATCCGGACACGTCGGACGTGTCGATGAGGGCGCTTTTGACCCTTCTCCCAGCCGCCTCGGCCATGCCCTCGTAGAGTTCTGCGGCGATGCCCGATGCGCCGTCCCCGTAGGCCGACACCGCCGCGTCCACGGCCCCTATGGCGAACTCGCGCACCTGCTCCGCCGTGGCCTTGGGGAACTCGGCGAGGAAGGCCGACACGCGCCCGGATGCGTAGTCGTAGGCCGCGCCCTCCAAGGTCGCGAGGCGGCTGTCGTAGCTGCTAAGAAGCTTGCGCGTCAGCGTCGCCATCAGAGGCCCCCATCATCTGCTCCACCATCTGCCGCGCCTCGGATCGCCGTGCGTCGCTGTTGATGCGCTGCATCTGCTCGTCGGTGTAGCCCAGCATCTCCAAGGCAACGTCCGAGGCGGCAATCTTCGGGAAAGCCTGCGCCTGCTTGAGCATCGCGTCGCTCTGGGACACGACCGAGGGGTAGGCGGGGGACATGAAGCGCGCGTTCACGTTGTTCCCGGCGTCGCGCTCCGTGGCGAAGTCGGTGCCGTGGAGGACGGCCAAGGCCATGTATGCGACGTTTCGCAGGGCGTGCCCGTTCTCCGCGTTGAGGTTCTTCGCGTCAATCACAAGCGGCTCCAGGCTCGCGGCGATGGCATCGCTAGAGGAGGGGTTGTCGTTCGAGACGCCGAAGAACGACACCGGCACGTCGGTAACGCTGCTCATCTGGCACGCGAGCGCCCTGAAGTACTCCGTGAGCGGTGCCATCTGTAGCTGCGAGGACTGCCAGACGGTCGGCACATCGCCGTCGGCGTCCTTCGTCACCTCGTTGATGGCGCCCATGGAGGCGCTGTACTTGTTCTGGTCGTTGGTGACGCGCTTGTCGGTACCGAGCAGCCACATCTGCGGGAGCGTGGCGGATTCCGATGCGACTTCCATGCGCGCCCGCTGCCTGATCGCATCGTCGGTGATGCTCATCACGGCGCGGGTGATGCGGGATGTGCCGAAGGGGCGCTCCAAGGTCGCGCCGTGGGCCATGGGCTCCATGAGGGCGCGGCCCATGGAGTGCTGACGGTACTCGGCAGTCCAGCCGGAGCCGCCGTTGCGAAGCACGATGATGCTGTCCTCAGTGAAGACGTTGACCACGGTGGGGATTCGGTCGTAGCCGTCGCTGGAAAGTTTTGATTCCGCCACAACAAGACCGGCCTTGATGGCCTTCTGCGCATCGTCCCAGATGGCGCTTGCGGAGGTGGCGGGATATGCGCTGATAACCGGGCCGTCCCCGCCGTCGGTGACGGTCCAGAAGCCGCAGCAGTGCTTCAGCTCGCATATGAGGTTCTTGCGGTAGAGCAGGTCGAGGCTGTTAGCCGTGTAGATGCCCCGAAGCTCCCCCGTGACCGCCTCGTCATCGCTCGTGAAGCCGTTGAGCACGCTGCGGTCGGCCAGCGCGTGGACCGCCTTGCGCGGCCAGTCGATGCGCGGGTCGATTTTCTGCGCGAGGCTTTGGGGCATGGCGATCCCCAGGTCCCGCACCCGGACGTGGCCGAGGTAGTACTTCTCCCTAAGCAAATTACGCCCGGTCTTCTGCCGCCACACCTGCATGAGCTTCACCGCCGTGTCGCGGTCCTCGTCGGCGAGGCCGTCCGCTCGTGAAATGCCCTCGACGATTTCCATCTCGATTTTCTCCATCTAGAAGTTCGCCTCCTGTTGCCGTCTTGGTTCTCGCTTGGTCGTGCGGCCCGCGTACAGCGCACCCGCCGCAGATTCAACCGGTATTGACATGCAGCCGTCACCATCGCCGAAGCCCCAACCGCCGTTGCCGCCGATATCGCGCTTCACGCTTCCAGTGGCGCTCGCGTCAAGTGCCGGTGACTCGATATGCGTCAACGTCCCCGCTTCAAGTTCGTCCTTGAACATCGCGGATGCGGCCTGCATGGTGGCCGGGGTGCCCGCCATGATCGCCTTGGCGGGGAAGTGCCCATCTTTGAGCCTCTGCACGAGCGTCTCCGTCTTGCCCTTGCCGTCGATGAACACGGCGGCGATCTCGTCGGCGTTGCGAATCAGCATGTCCGCTATCGGCCCGGTACTGGCGTCGGTGATGTCGTACAGCTCCACGTATGAGCCGCCGTTGCGCTCCGTCAGTGCCCACGAGATGGCGGCCTTCTCCCCATCTGGGTCGAACTTCACGCCGAAGCTGAGCTTTCCGCCCTCCATGGGTTCCTCGCGCAGCGCCTTCGCCCAATCGTCCGGGTTCAATGCCAGCTTCGCGCCTGCGGTGGGTGCCCAGTAGCCCAGGCGCTCCCTTGCGAAGACCTCGGGCTGCATCTGGTTGCACTCGGATTCCACGGCCTTCACGCTGAGGACGGTGCCAAGGCTGGGGTTGTACTCGTACCAGCGGGCGCGGTCGTGCTTGTCACCAACTTCGGTAGCGCCCCACTCGACCCACGCCATGAGCGAATCGCCCTTGCGAATGTCGGTGCGGAGGCTCCTGAACACGGTGCCGGTGCATTTCGTGTCAGGCGGGGTGCCAAGGTAGATGGTCTGCGGGTTGTGCTTCGGCCCCGCGCTGATTGACGGCAGCAGGGCGGCCTGCTGCGAGTCGGTGAGCTCCTGCGCCTCGTCGAGGATGAGCACGTCGAACGACTTTCCGCGCCCGCCGGAGTCGGTGCGGGTGGTGAAGCGGATGAGTCCGCCGTTCTTCAGCACGATCGCCTGCTTGCCGTTGGTCTTGCGGACGTGCTTCAGCAGGTCGTGCAGTTCGTCGTTCTCCTCGTCCTCGAAGATGGCGGAGAGCTCCTGGAACATCTCGTCCGAGGTGTCCCCGTGGTGGCACGTGTATAGGATTTTCTCGCCGTTCAGCGCGCCGTAGAGGCAGCGGGCGCGCACGATGAAGCTCTTGCCGTTCTGGCGGGGGACGGAGATTCCCGCCTCGGGCGCCGCGAACTTGTCGTGGCTGTCGCGGGCGAGCATCACATCCAGCAGGTGCGGTTGCCAGGGCATAGGCTCGCCGAAGTAAAGGGCGGCAAGCTCAGTGGCCATCGCGCCGTCACCGGTCAAGTCCTCCGGGATGTTCGCCTCGTATGTTGGCGTCTGGTTCGGATCCACTAGGCATCAGCCGCCTTGCGCTCCTTCTCGGCGCGGTCGCTGAACATCAGCGTCAGGAACTCCGCCTTCGCGCCGTCGCGCTTGGGTCTGGACTCCGCGCCCATGCGGCTCCTGGCCGCAGGGGTCAGTCCGAGGGCGTCCGAGAGGGCGCGAATCTCGGCCGTGGCCTCCTTCAGCACCGCGAGGGCGGGGGACTTGCGCACCATGAACGACGCCTTCCCGCTCGCGTCGGTGAAGGGCTTCAGGGCGATGGGGTCGAATATCGCCATCTTCCCGTTGTGGGTCATCTGCCGCTGGGCCTCCATGGCCACGGCGTGCCAGAAGCACAGCAGCCGCAGGACGGGCACGTCCTGCTCCGTGAATCGGCTGTCATCGGCCACCAGCTCGGACCATATCGCGGCCTGGGCTGCGTACTGCGCTATGTCCTGCGGAATCTCTACCATGCTTCCTCCTTCAGGAGGGATGGTAGGCGGGGCGTGAGATACCCCCCCCTGTTGCTGGAAACCCTCGGGGGGATATTGGCATATCGCCGCGGGGTGCTGAGGCGACCCCGGGGAGGGGCGATGCCCCCGTCTCCTTCGCAAAGCCCCGCCAGACGCCACAGAATCGCGCCTGAGCCACGATATGCCCTTGTGCCTAGCCCGTGCCGTGCAGCGCCATGCAGGCCCTAGAACAGCCTCGTGCGCCTTATCTCGAACGCCTGCCCGTCGGTCGGCATCCTCTTGCCCTTGCGCTGGTTGCAGATGCGGTGCGAAGCCGCCGCGTTGCTGTAGTCCCACGGAGCGCCGCCCCTTGCCAGCGGCACCACGTGGTCTAGCTCGAAGCTCCACGGTTCACCCGATGGCAGGTCGTAGTCTATGGGTTGCCCGCACAGATGGCACGGCCTGCCCTCCGCCTTGAGCCTGTTCCTCAGCTTGGTTCGCGCGTTGCCGTTGTTCGCGTACTTAGTGCCGGCCATGCCGCCCCCTTCGTCCTGGCCGTATGGTAGGCGGGGCATGAGAAAGGCCCCCGCTCTCGCAGGGGCCTTCGGTGCCTCGTCTAATCCCTCGGCCGCCCGGGCCTCGGCGGGTCTTCGAGGCGAGCCTCGACCGATGCCCTGGACACCATGCGGCGCGTGCCGTCCCTCCATGAGTCCAGCAGCCCGGCCGACACGAGCTGGGATATGCGGGCGGTGCTGACGCCGAGCGCCCTCGCGGCGTCGGCGGCGGTCATGGCCGGGATGTCGGACAGCTCGCGGGACACGGCGACCGCGATCACCCTGCCGCCGTGCGCGGGCTCCGCCCCGAACGTCGCCGGCGGGAGCTCGCGGCCGTTGGCGAGGCAGTCGTCGACCATGCCGGCGAGCCAGTCCGCCGCGCTCTCGACCGCGTCCTCCAGGTCGTCGCCGAACGTCGCCCCGCCCCAATCGTTCAGGCAGAACGCTGCGATGGAACCCTCCCCGTCATCGAAGAACTCGAACTCGCAGACGTAGACCATACGCCGCTCCCTTCTATCGAACGCATGCAAAGCCCCGAAGGGGGCGGGGCTACCTGAGCCCCGCCTGCCTGAGAATCGCCTTGGCCTCCTGGTCGTGAATCTCCGCGTGCCGCTTGACCATCACGGTCAGGCCCCCTTTGCAGAACTTCTCGTGCTTCGTCCCGCCCTTCGGCGTGAAGCCGTTTGCCCTGAGGATTCTCACCAGCTCTCTCCTTTGCATGCCACCTCCTTTTCGTTGGTTATATATTAACATACGCTAAGTGTTTAATCAATTGAAATCTTAGCGTTTTGTAATGTTTTCGATAGTGAAAAGGCCCCCGGTTTCCCGAGGGCCTTGCCGGTCGCTTCCTCGCAAGGTTGTCCTTCTTCTCGCCGGCGCTAAATCACTCCCCCTGCTGCGTGAATTCAGCTCCGCAAACGGGGCAATAGCTCATGTCTTGCACACAAGTGGCGTCGTTCTCGTCCACGGTGTATATGAAGTCATCTTGGAACCACGTCCCGCAGCAGGTGCATTGGTAGTCACGGTGAACCTTGTCGTAGCGCAGCTCACCTGTCTTGCGCCATCTAATTGACACTGTCTTCATCAAGCACCTCCGCTCCACATGACGGGCAGTATTCGGTCTTGCCTTCGTTCACGAACCATCCGCATCTGCTGCACCTGTAGACCTCGGTCGGGTAAATCTCGTCTCCGCTGAACTCCGGTCGGTACTCCATGCTGCATGTCGGACGGTCGATGAGGTCTGCAAGACGTTGGAATATATCGCCCTTGCCCACGACGGCGCGGATTGCTCGCAGCACCATTGCATCGTGCTCCAGCGGGCGGGACTCTCCCCGCCCGTCGATGGACTCGTCAAGTCCCCGAAGGGTTTGCACCACCTCGCGGCGCTCTTTATCGGTTACCATCTGCGACCACCTCACCGGGCAGAAGTTGAGTCGGCTCAAGGTCAATGACGTACTCGTAGCCGTACTTGTCCTTGAGCTGTTTCAGTACCTCGTTGAGCGCCAGAGCCGTGACGATGAGGTAGCCGATGAGCCTGCCGATCAGCGATCCGATCTTATCCATTCCATTCCTCCAATCACCCGCACGCGAAGCGCACGAGAGCGACCATCACGACAGCGAGCGCCCGGGCGGACCATGCCGTCGCCGCGAGCGACGCCGCTAGCCATCGCATCTGCCGCACGTGTCCTCCTGCATGTCCTTGTAGTGGTCGACGATCCAGCCGAACGCCCACTCGGCGGCCTCCCATGCCGCCAGGCGCTCCCGCGCCTGCTGCTCATCGAAGGCCTCCTCGAATTCCAGCTCGCATATCCCGTAGTCGCAGCAGCCCTCCAGCAGGTGGCTGCAGTCCCCGCACGTCGGCACCATGCCGAACTCCCGGTCGATGTCCTCGTCCCTGCAGCCTGGCGGGAGGTTCCGCCCGCTCGCCGGCTCGTAGCTAGTCATCTTCGAACCTCCTCCCGCATACGGGGCAGAAGACGACGTCCGCCCCCAGCATGTCGCCGAACGCCGAGTACTCGTAGAGCATCCCGTGGAACCCGCACGCGGAGCACTCCACGAACCCCGGGGTGCGCCGGTACTCGCCCGTGAACGGGTCGACCCTCTTCATCACGAGGTTCCGCGCGGCGCCTTCACTCATCGTCGAGCACCCCCATGATCCCCTCCGCGATGACCCTCGCGGTCTCCCTGGCCACCTCGGTGGCGTTCTCGGTGAGGCCCACGCGGTAGGCCCTGCGCACCATGTCCTCGCATGCGCGCTGCATGGCCGTGTCGTCGCATCCGCGGGCCACGCGGCGCTCCCTCAGGTAGTCGTGGGCGCGCTCCTGGGGCTTCCTCTCGTCGAAACGGAACACCGCCGCGCAGTCGGCGACGACGTCGTCTATGCTCTCCTCCATCAGCTCTCCTTCCTAAGCGACTTCTGGAGCCTCCAGCTCCACTTCGGCGCCGCCGCGATGCACTCGGGGCAGCGCCACTGGTTGCTCTGCGTCGCGCCGAACCTCTTCCCGCAGACCTTGCATGCGCGGGTCTCCTTGACGCTTCTGGTCCCGCGCGCCTTGCGGCCCCTCGCCACGCATTCCGGGCAGGTGACGGCGCAGCGCCTCGACCTCGCGAACCTGCTCCCGGCGGGCGGGACGAAGGCCTTCCCGCACACCTGGCACGTGCGCGGCACGCTCGCCTCGGCGGTCGCGATGGCGGCGTTCAGCTCGCACCACGCGAGGGCCCCTCCAGGCTCTCCCGGTCGTGCCACTCCGGCGCGTCCCGGGAGTTGAGCCGGGCGATCATGCGGTGCGGCACGGCCACGAGGTTGTCCGGCGAGAGGTTCGCGGGGTCCCCGTCGGCCCGCAGCACGTCGTACCCCTCCGGCACGGGCCCGTGGACGGCCTCCCAGGCGAGCACGTGCTTCGCCCGCCAGTTGTCCTTCGTGCCCGGGACCTCCGGCCTCTCGGCCACCTTGACGAGGACGTAGCCCTTGCCCGTGTCCCGCTCGGTGCCGACGGGGGCGAGGGCGCCGCCGTAGGACCTCTTGGTCTGCCTGCCGCGCGCGGAGCGCCAGGCGCATATCTGCTGCCTGGCGAGCGGGAAGCCGAAGCGCTCGGCGAAGGCGGCGGAGAGCGACATGAGGGACTGCCCCTCGTCGTGCTCCCCCATCCACGCGTCCATCTCCGGCTCGCTCGACCACCTCACGGTCCGGGCGGCCCGGTCGGGCAGGTCGCGCGGGACCTTGCGCAGGCCGAGGCTGCTGGCCTTCTGGGCCATCGCCTCCTCGCTCACCTGCCTGCCGAACCTCCACGCGAAATGGCGGCACAGGACGCGGGTGCGCTCGTACGGGTAGCGCTCGCGCAGCCACGCCTCCTGCTCCTCCGTCCAGCGCCTCATTCGCCCAGCAGCCCCTTCGGCAGCTTCACGGCCTCGCCCGCGGCCACGCCCGCCTTGGCCACGTCGAGCACGAGGCGGCCGTTCTCGATGACCTTGCCCGCCACCTGCTGCACCGCCTTGCTGCGGGCGATCTCGGCCTGCATCGCCTTTGCGTCCGTCCTGTCGACCGACTCCAGGCGGTCCAGCTGTCTGAAAAGGATCTCGTTCACTCCGGCTATCCCTCGGTTCATCCCTTGTCTCCTTCCGTCTTCTCCCATATCGATTCCGCGAATTCCCTCATGTCCACGGGGACGGCGCGGTCCGCCCCCGTGAAGCCGTCCAGCTCGCCCCTCGCGTGGAGGTCGCAGCGGTACGCGCGGCACACCTCCGGCCTCGCCTCGTAGACCGAGCACTCGCGCCCGTCCGTGAGGTAGGGGCACGTGAGGTCGAGCCGCGCCCAGGGGGCGTGCGCCGCGACGCCGTGCCGCCTCACGTAGGCCCTGAGCCTCGCGCGGTCCAGCAGGGACATCGGCAGGAACCGCGAGCAGCACTCGCCGCACCCCCTGCAGTCCCCGGTGTAGAGGTCGGTCACCTGCTGCTCGACCATGAGCCGTGCATGCAGCGCTGCGGCCTCGGCCAGCTCGCCGCCCATCACATCGCCTCCCTGAACATCTCGTTGCCGTATCTGTCGGTTATCAGCCAGCAGCCGAACTCGTACAGGCCCGGGTGGTGCGGGCCGTATTCCCGGAGAAGCTCCCCGGACCACCACGCCTCCTCGTAGACGGAGGAGCGCCACGCCCACTCGGCCTTGAGCCGCGCCCCGCCGTGGAACCCGTCGTGGCACCCGGTGGTGCCGCTGCCGCACAGGCAGAACAGCGGGCTCCGCAGGTCCCAGGTGCCGCGCGGCGTGACCAGGCGGAACGTCTCGCCCCAAGATCGGTGCGCCACGTGGTGCACGCTTCCGGCGCGCCTGCCGCAGACGCAGCATCTGGGAGACAGCGCCTCGTATGCCCTGCCGTGGGTGTAGCGCGCCCCCAGGTGCGGCTTGCCGTAGAGCTCGGCTCGCTCCTTCGGGTAGCCGCGCAAGATGCCTGCATCGAGGATCATCGCAGCCTCCCGTCCGGGCCGTCGAAGTGCACGACCATGGCCCCGCCCCTGAGCCGCGACACGATGGCCTTGGCTGTGTCGGGGTCTCCCTGCTCGGCGAGCCTGCGCACGAGGTCGCTCGGCCTGTACTGCGTGGTCACCAGCGTCGGCCTCATGGACGAGTAGCGCTGGTCGATGAGCTGGAACACCACGTCGAGCACGAAGCCCGTGGGCCTGCGCTTGCCCAGGTCGTCGATGAGCAGGTAGCTCGACTCCGCGTAGCGCTTCAGCGGGTCTCCGCCGTCGTGGAAGCTGCGCTGGATCTCGTCGAGGACCCGGTACATCGGCACCATGAGCGGCGACTTGCCGCGATCGTACAGGCGCGTCGCGACGGCGGCGGCGCAGGTGGTCTTGCGCGTCCCGACGTCACCCCACAGGTAGAGCCACTGCCCGCCACCCATGGCGGACGCAAGCTCCCCGGCCATTGGGTGGTCGAGCCCCAGGTACCGCTCGGGGACTCCCGCGCGGACGAGGCCGCGCCTGCGCTTCTCGGCGACGGCCTTCTCGGCCTCGTGCCGCTCCCGCGCGGCGATCGCCTCGCGCTCCGCCACGGCCCCTTCGCACCCGCACTGCTCGTATCCGCAGAACAGGCGCCTGGTGCCCAGCTGCGTGTAGCGGGCCTTGAGCGCCGCGCCGCAGTGCGGGCACTCAGTCGTAGGCCGAGAATCCATCGTCCGGCACCTCCTTCACGCTTCCGTTCCTCGGCTTTGAGGTGCGCAGCCAGTTGCGCACCGTGGCCTTCCAGTCCTTCATGTGCGATCGCCCGACCATCCAGCCCTTCTGGGCGTAGAAGTCGACGAACCGCTCTGGGTCGAAGTCGAGGGCGGTGAGGTCGAGGCCCTTGTCCGCAGCGAACTGCTGGGCGTACTCGGCGACCTCGGCGGGAGAGGGGGCGCGGAAACGCGCCGTTTTCCCGCTCTCCTTAGCTCCTTCCCTATCTACTTCTCTTTCTCTTTCTCTCTCTGGGAGTGGTTCCGTAGGAGCGTCCGAAGCATCGTCCGCAGAGTTGTTCGTATCAACATTCGTAGGCTCGTTCGTAGTCTTCGAATCGCCGTACCGATTGGCCACGTTTGCGGCGTTCGTCCTGCTTTTCGAAATGCGCCCCTCGCAGCCCTTGAAAACCTTCATCCCGCTTTCGCTCAAGCCCTTCGGTTCGATGCCTTCGAAGAAGTAGTCGAGGAGGGCCGTGTTCACCTTCCTGCGCTCGGTCTCCGGCAGAAGCGTCGTGAGGTCGTAGAAGGTGCGGTAGAAGTTCATCCGCTTTTCCTCAGCCATCGTCCTCACCTCTGAACCTTGTCGTATCGAGGTCGCTCTTGCCGAGGTTGCATTCGGCGCAAGCCGTCACGAGGTTGCTCATGTCGCTCGTGCCGCCCTTTGATACGGGCACAATGTGATCTATGTGCAGCTCCGCTCTCGGCGCTTTAGCCCCGCAGTACTGGCATGTGTAGCCGTCGCGCTCAAGTACCATGTAACGTGTTCTAGCCGGTATCGGGTCACGCTTCCCGTAGGCCTGCTGGCCCGTTGAGCCTCCTGCGATAATCCTCGCCCTGCTGGTTTCCAGATCGTGGCGCATGGCCTCCCATGCGATCTTCTGCATCGTGTGAAGCCTTTTCGGTTCCTCGCCGGTTCTGAGATAGCGGGCGATGGCGCCGAGAAGAACGTTGCCATCCTTCTCGGCGGGTAGGCTCAAGGCAACGTCGATGAAGCCGTCCTTGATTTGCATCAATGCCCCCTAGAACGGGATGTCGCCGTCGTAGAGCTCCGGCTGGACGGGCTGCGGCGGCATGGGCGCTTGCTGCGGTGCCGCCTGCGGGGCGGGGGCCGGCGCCTGGGGCCGCTGCGGGGTCGTCGCGGGCGGGTTCCGGTACGCCTGCTGCGCGGACCGCTGGGGCGCGGGCTGCGGCGCGTAGGCCTGCGGGCGCTCCGCGACGTAGGGCGGGTTGCCCTGCTCCGCGTGCTGGCGGCTGCTCATGAACTCGATCTCGTCCACGACCACCTCGAGCTTGCTGCGGCGCTGGCCGTCCTTCTCCCAGCTCGAATAGCGCAGCTTGCCCTCGATCGCGACCTTCGTCCCCTTGGAGAGGTAGCGGCTCACGGCCTCGGCGCGGGTGCCGAACATCGTGCAGTCCACGAAGTTCGGGTAGTCCTCCCATTCGCCCGTCTGCTGGTTGCGGCGGCGGTCGTTGACGGCCACGCCGAAGCCCAGCACCTGCATGCCGCCCGCGGTGGCGCGCAGCTCCGGGTCGCGGGTGAGGTTCCCGCTGATGTTCACTCGGTTGATCGACATCTAGTAACTCCCTTCGCCCGTCCCGTTCGACCAGGTTCGCTTCATGTCCTCGTCGACGGTTCGGATCTTGAGCTTGTACACGTTTATCGCCTCTTGGCTCGCCTTGTAGAGCGCCTCGGAGCAGTCCCTGCGCTGCTTCAGCTCGGCTATGTCCTCCCGGCCTCGGCAGAGGTCGCTTATCACCGTCACGGGCGTCCCCTTGGACCGCTCCTCAAGGATCGCGACGCGCAGCGCCTTGCGGTACTCGGCCTCGTTCTCGGCGTACTGGCTCCCGCTGTTGCGCAGCGCCTGGAGCTCGTCCATGAGCCTGTCGAAGAGCTGCATGCGCTCGGCGTAGAGGTCTTGCATCGCCTACACGACCTGCCATGCGGGTGACGGGCAGCAGCCGGGGTTGGCCTTGAACTGCTCGTACTGCTGGCGGCTCTCGAAGGCGTAGGAGGTGCCGCAGCTCTTGCACTTCGCGACGAACTGGCCGAACTCGGGCGGCTCCTTCTCGGCGGGCTTCTCGGTTCCCATGAGCGTGTCGGGGTCTGAGGTACCGTCGATGTCGAACGCTCCGCAGAGCGCGTACTTTCTGGCATAGCTGGATGCGCTGCCCGTGACCTGCGCCTCGTTCATTCCCTTCTGGCTCAGAGGCTCGCGGGCGTAGGCCGTAACGTCCAGGGGATCGCCGTGGCCGTCCTCGAAGAACAGGCGGCACGTGGCCTTGACGTAGTAGCGCTCGCCGATCTGCTCGATGCTGTCGTTGAGCGTGAAGGCTATGCCCGCCTCCTTGCACGGCTCCTTGAGCGCCGCCACGATGTCCTCCATCGAGCGGTAGTAGAAGTTGCCGTGGGCGTTGTAGCGTGCCTTGGGCACAACTACGGATCGCTGCACCTGGGCCACGGCCTCTGCCAGCGTCATGTGCTTGTCTTCTGCCATCTACAGCTCCATCCTCGCTGCCACCTGGGCGGGCGTGCCCCGGCGGATGCTTCCGGTGATCCCCTGCGCCTTGAGCAGGGATGCCAGGCGCTCCATCTGCGATCGCGTCGCGCTAGGCACCTCGACCGTCCATGCCTCCAAAGGCTCGGCGACCGGCGCGGGCGTCGGTGCCGGCATGGGGGCGGGTATTGGCGCTGGCGCGGGCATCGGCTCAGGCTCGGGGATCTCGACCGGCTCAGGCTCTGGTTCCGGCATCGGTTCCGGTTCCGGTTCTGGCGCCATGGCCGCCCTCAGCTCGGCGATGCGCCGGTCCTCCTCGTCGGCCAAACGCGCCGCGTTCAAGGCGGCTCCGAGGTCGAGCGTGCGGAAGAACTCGCGCTCCGCGTCGGCGTAGTGGGGCATGGTCTCCTGCTGGGCCTTGAGCGTCTCCCAGTCGCGGGCCACGTCCGAGACCTTGGCCTCAAGCGCCCGCTGCGCCTTTATCTCGCCGAAGGTCTTGTTGAGCCACTGGTCCTCGTGCAGGCGCTCGTACGGCACGACGGGCACCAGCAGCCCGGCGAACTCCTCGTAGTGCTGCTGTAGGCGCGAGTAGAGCGCGTCCTTGCGCGCCTGCTCGGCCTCGTCAAGCTGCGCCTTGATGGCATCAGAGGACTCGTCGATGATGGCCGTGATCCGCTTGCAGCGCTTCTCGAATGCGTCGAGCGGCTTGCTGTACTCGCGCTTCACGGCCTTGCGGCGCTCCTCGATCTCCTTCTTGATGCCGTTGAGGTAGCTGCGGTCGTGCTTGGCCTCCTTGACGGCCTGTGCGCTGGTGAGGTCGTAGACTGCGCCGTCGTACTCGGACACCACCTTGCGCACGTGGGCCTCGAGCGCATCGAAGTTCGACGCGATCGTCGCCTCGGTGTATGTCACCTCGAGTGTGGTGGCCTCGTTCTCGATCACCTCGGCCTCGACCTCCTGCGCGGCCTGCTCCCTATCCATGGGCCTCTCCCGTCTTCTCGTCGGTCGTTATGGTTATCTCTGTTCTCGGGTTCGCCTTGTCGATGGCGAACGCGGTGTCGTACGGGGTGCACAGGTTCCAGGTGTCGTTCGGTATCACGCCCGCTATCTGGAGCGCGTCGAGGACGAACTTCTTTGCGAACGCCACGTTGTCCTTGTCGGTGCGCTTGTCCGGCCTGTACCAGGCGAAGAGCACGGTCACGGGCTCGGTGAAGCTCGGGTGCTCCCCCAGCGCGGCGAGCACCTGCTCGTGCGCCCTCCTCTTCAGGCTCGCGGCGGCGAACCGGTTGGCGCGTTCGACCCGGATGAAGTCGTTCAGGCTGGGGAGCTTCCCGGGGACGGAAAAGGCGAAGCGCTCAAGCTGCCCTTGCGCCCTCGGGCACCGGCGGCCCGATGTGTGGAAGCTGGGGGCGCTCGCTTTCTTTTCGGTCTGCATATCCTTCTCCTTTCATTGTTTTCGCAGGTCAATCCTGGTGTGGCTTTTGGGGTGGCTTTTTTGAAACTTTTTTCGCTCGGCTCTTGGCCGAATAATGGCGCTGCCGCTCGCGGTCGTTCCTCTTCGCCCTCGCGGCCTCTTCCCTCATCGCGTCGGCCTGCTCCTTGAGGTCTGACATGTGAAGCTCCTTGGTGCACTCGACGCACCAGCCGTTGACCCGGTTCAGCGGCTTGAAGGTCATGCGCCCGCAGTTGGGGCACTGCCAGCGTCGCCGCAGCGAGATGCCGCAGTTGCGCGCCTGCCACTTCACCGCATCGGTCGAGCGCCCGAGGGCCCTGGCTATGTTCCTTGCGCCGTCCCCGGCGTGCTCTCCGAGGTATCTGAGCTCACGTGTGGACCACTGCCTCACGCCTTCCGCGCCTCCCTTCCCGTCACAGCCCCCACAGCACGGCCGCGGCGAGCGCCGCGCCCACGGCCAGCGCCGTGAGGACGCCCCAGGCGAAGCCCGAGGCGAAGATGCGCCGCTCCCTCGCGAGCCTGACGTCCGAGGGCAGCGCGTAGTGCCTTCCCTGGTCTCTCAAACCGAACCCCCCCTAGCAGCGCCCAAGCGCCCTCGCGACGGCGATGACCGCCATCTCGAACAGCTGGATGCCGGCCATGAGGAGGCCGCCCGAGGCGAGCAGGATCAGGCCGCGCAGCGCTCTCTCATCCATCTGTCCACCTCCATCACGCCGTCTCCCTTCTCCTCAGGTACTCAGGAATGGCCGACGTCCTTATGAGCGTCTTGGCCCTGCCTACCCGCATCTGCGGGATGGGGTCGGCGCGGCTGTTCACGTACTCGTACATGCGGTCGCGCCCGATGCCAGCGAGCTTGGCGGCCCGCTCCACGCTCACGTAGAGCGGCAGCCCCGGCGGCACGGGCCAGGTGCCGGACGGGATGCCCGATGCGGGCTCCTGGTCTTCCATGGTCCCCCCCTACAGCCGGTCGCTGGACGCGACGTCGCGCATGAGCGCGCGCAGCGAGTCGCCCGTCACGCACACCGGCGCGCCGTCGACGTCGACGAACTCCTCGCCGCCGCGCATGGAGTAGGCGAGCGGCCTCTCGCACAGCCAGTCGTACCGGCCGCCGCCGTGCTCGGCGAGCGCCGCGCTCAGGGCGCGGACGAATCCCTCTTTGTCTTCCATGGGTTCCTCCTTGACGTTAAACGTCACA